GATCGCCGAGTCGGCTTCCCAGCCATCAATACCTGTCAGGCAGTACGCCTCAGTAGTGTCAACCGCAGTGTTGACTTCTTCGCGTGTCACATCGCTGATGTCCGCGATGTCCTCAGCGAACAGCACCCGCACGAACCGGTCATACACGAACGGCTGATCCACACCGCACGTCAACGCAGTCACAGTCATGTCAGCTCCCGTTCCCGTTGCCCCGGTTCCTCGTGCCAAGCACTTCCTGAACGTCGCCGCCACGCACCCTGACAGCCTTCTGCAGCATACGCACCATCAACTCAGCCTCCGGTGAACCGTCACCACGAATCAGCAACTCCACAGGCGCAGGTGCAGCCGTCAACGTCTGCACACCATCCGGGCCGCCAGCGAACCGCCGATCCCCACCAGGGCCACCGAAACTGGGGATCGCGCCCTCAGCGGCAGCAGCCGAGTCCAACACTCTTTGAGTCGCCGCTAGTACCCCCGCTTCGCCGCCTAGGATGCCCTCAGCGATGCCGTCAGAGATGGGGCCACCGATCTCTACCGCGAACAACCTGGACGGCGACGAAATCCCGGCAGCCCGCCGCGCGGCAGCGATCGCGTTCAGCACCAGCCGAATAGCGGCAGCGATAATGTTCGCGACCGAACGCGACGACCCAAGCCCGCTAGTGATGCCGGAAGCCATCGACGAACCGATCCCGGAAACGTTGCCGCCTTGTGCGACACGCCGCGCCGATGAGACCGCGTTGTTGATCGCCCGTCGTGCCGCACTGCTGATGCCGCCCGCGCGGGAATTGATCCCCCCCTGCATGCCTGACCCGGCAGACCTGCCCACTCCTCTACCTGCGTTCGACGCACGGGTGTTTTGTGCCCTGATGTTGCCAGGCAACTCCACCCCGAACGTGCGCCGCGTAATACCAGGAATACCGTTCCAGCCTCTAGTAAGGCCTGAGACGACACGTGCCGCAACAGTCGCCGCACGAGCCTGACTGACAGGCGCGCCAGCAACGATCAGAGCCGGGATGCTCCTACCCCACGCGGTACGCGTTGCGGCCTCAGCGCCACGGATGCCCTCATCAATCGCGGCGTTGGCGTTGTTCGCCCACTGTGTCGCCTCACTCGTTGGGTCTTCCTCGGCGAACACTCCAACCGTGTCCTCAATGACCGAGCGCACGTTCTCTGGTAGCGCTTCAACACCTTCGAGAGTGCCGGACTCAAGGGCTTGGCCGACGAAGAACGACACCACCGCAGCGTCAGCGGCCATCTGCAAAGTTTGTTCCTGCATGATCTCGTTCAGGGTGGCGAGGTTGTTCTCCATGCTCTGGACGTTCTCTTCAGAACCGATGCCGCCAACAATGGCCGAAGCGATCTCCGGTCCACCAGTGACAGCTAGCTCAAACAGGTTGACCAGACCGGCATCAAGAATCGTCCGTAGATCGGTCTGGAACGCTTCAGCATCCATGAGCGTGTCGCTGATGCCTTGCCGGACGTCATCAAAGTTCAGATCACGTTCAGCTTCCTGTGCCAGCTCGAACGCCCTCGTGATCGCGTCGGAGAACCCCGGCATAGTTGACTGGACACTAGAGACCAGGTTGGCAAACTCGGTGTTGACGCCCGGCACAACCGTGTCACTCAGCACTGATAGGTCGACGCCAAGAGACTCTGCGACGGCGGCCATGTCCTCAGCTTGAAGCTCACTATCCGCCAAAGCCTGCGTTAACCCGACGAACGACTGCGCAGACGGGGCCGCGTCTAGGCTCTCAAGCGCTGCGCCGACTTCCTCCGTGGCTGCCCCAAGCTCTTCCTGCGCATCTGCCGCGTCTTGTACAGCCCGGTCATGCAATTCCAGCGCAGCCACATACTCCGGCATCGTCGTGTCGACGAACTCGGCCATCTCATCGTCAGTGAGCCCGAGCCCTTCCTGCAGAGTCGCCAACGCCTCATCGACCGCTTCGATGTCGCCGCCCTGAACCAACGCGGCGAACTGCTGATCCAGCGGCTCAACCGAATCAGTGAGATCGTCGAACGCTTTCGACAGTTGCTCGCTAGATGTTGCCGGTTCCCCCAGTAAACCGTTGAGGTTGGTCAGGTTGTCGCCTACCCGCTGGAAAAAGTTCCGGTCCCCCATCTCGCGGAACCCGTCATTCAGGTTCAGGATCTCGCGGGTGAGTTCATCAATCTGGCCCCGGCGTAGGTTGTCGATGGAGAGTTCCAGCTCGTTCACACCTGGTGCGGCGTCCTCCGACTCGCTGCCCAGTAGCCCAACAGCGGCAGCAACCCCAGCCAAACCCGTCGCGATGAGCACCAGAGGGTGAGCACGCAGCAACCCCAACGCCGCCGAGAACAACCGGGTAGCGGCACGGGCAGCCAAGAACGCGGCAGCAACCTGCAGCGCCGGATCGGGGATACTTGCGATCGCGTCGGCGAAGAACTCAATCGCAGGTGCAGCAGCAGCGAGCAGATCGACCGTGACACCAACGAGTTCGCCAAGGTTCTCCGCGACAGGCAGCAGTGATTCAAGGATCGACAGGATGGAGTCGATGTTGTCGTCGACCGCAGCGATGATCGGCCCGCCCAGGGTGCGTAGCGCTTCCTGCGAGGCTGCCGCGATACGGGCCGACGAATCTCTAGCAGCTTCACCGACCCCACCGAAACGGTTCTCCAGCTCAGACAGGATCAGCTCATTCGCGCCTGCCGTGTCGCCCATCTCAACCATCTCGGCGACGGCGTCCTTCAACGACTGGTCAAAGAACCCCACCTGGCGCTCAAGTCTCGTCAAGCCGCGAGTTGGGTCCGACAACGCCAAGCCGAGAGCACGCGCCGCGCCAGGCACATCGCGACCCATCACAGTTGCCATGTCAAACGACAACTCGGTAGCACGGGTGAACTGCTCATCAGCGATATCAGCGAACAGGAGAATGTTTCGTTGCGCAGTGATCAGATCGGTGGTGTCAACGCCTAGACGAATCGACGACGCGCGCGCCATATCTTCAAGCTGTTCGGTGGTGAAACCGACCGACGTCCCGGCAGCATTGACCTGGCTATCAAGAATGATGAGCTGAGAATTCAGAGCCTCCGCAGCCAACGCCGACCGGCGAAAAGCCTCCAAGCTGATCGCCGTCGCGACGAGATCCCGAAGCGACAGGTCAAGCCCGTCCGCCGAATCTCCTGCTTCGTCGAACTCCTGACCGATACCCGACCCGACACCATCAAACGCTGACTCCGCATCACTAGCAGAGCTAGCAGCAGAATCGGCAATATCACCCAGTGACCGGCTCGCATCGTCAGCGCTGGCCTCAATACCACTGGCGATGTCAGCGTCACTGAAAGCGTCCTCCGCCGCCCCCACAGCATCAGAAGCAGCGTCCGGGATCACGTCGAGAGCATCAGCAGCCTCATCAGCCGCGTCCCCTATCGCGGAAAAGTCCGGATCGATACCGTCGAACGCTTCCTGCACACCACTAGCGGCGTCCTCGGCAGAGTCGACCACATCACCGAAATCAGCGTCTACGTCTTCTAGTGAGCTACTAGCGTCGTCGGCTGCCTGTGAGAAAGCATCTGACACGCCGCCAGCGGCTTCCTGAGCGTCGTCCGTAGCTAAGGTGAACCCATCCCCGTCCACGCCCTGTAGGGCCGTCTCAGCGGCGCTCGCGGCCTCATCGAATGCGGTCTCAACATCCGCGCCCGCATCGTCGGCGCTCGTGGAAACGTCATCAAAGTCGGGGTCTATATCGTCCAACGACGATGCAGCGTTACCGGCAGCAGAATCGAACGCATCCTCAACCGCAGATGTGGCCTCCTCGGCGCGTTCCTCAACCGCAGACATAGCCGCGTCGACGGCCTGCACGAAATCAGCGGGGTTGATCTGTGGCTGCAGCTCAACGAACACTTCCTCGCCGATAGTCACAGCACGTCTCCCTCACCGTAGGTCGCGCATGGCGCGTGATGCTCCCAGGTTAGACGCCGTAGGGTCTGGGCCGTCGTACCACCACGACGGGGCTGTGAGGACACGCTCACCGTTACTGTTCTGGGCCGGGCGGGATCGTGACATCTGTACCGCCGCAATCCACTCAGTGGCCGCGTCGTCTATCGCTTTCTCTACAGCAGCTCGCTGCTTGGCGTCGTATCCGTCGACGAGCCAGGCATAGACGAGGTTGAGGGTACGGGAGTCGTCGGGGAGGGACCGGTAGTCGACTCGGCGGGCGAGGCACCATCCGTCGAAGTCGTGCCAGTGGTCGCAGGCGCGTCTTGCGAGGCCGACGACTGCCGGGTAGGGCGTCCATACACCACAGTCGACAAGTGGTTCAGGATCGTGGTGACATCACCGATCTCCACCGGATGCTTCGGATCACGCATCCGGTCCCGAAGCAGCTCCATCGACTCGGGATACAGGATCGCGCCCAGCATGGACATGATGATGTCGAACTGTTTCTTACGGTCCTTCGACGACAAGTCGGCCCGGTTGTCGAGCATGTCAATGGTATAACCGGCAGGCATCACAGACGCCGCGAGCATTTCCTCACCGTCCAGCATGAACCGGTACGGCTTCGCTCTGCCGCCTGTGGTGTTCAACTCCCAAGTCTCACCAGGTGCAGCGACGAGCGACGGATCCACCTCTACGGCACCGGCTTGGCGTTCAGCGCGGATCCGGTCAAGCTCCTGCTGAAGCTCACGTTCGGCAGCATCATACGAAACGTCAAGATCAGTCATGTTTCTGGTTTCCCCTCGTTCTCCTCGTTACCCGAATACTCTACGCACTGCGTCCGCCAAAAACGGGTTCGCGGCCATAAACCGTGTGCCGTCATGCACGAAGATCGCATACTCCACGTTGGTGCCAATCCTGACGATCACAATAGTGCCGACGACACGCACCTCAACCTGAATGGAATTGATCAGAGTGCCGGTGTCGATCCTACGCGGCGACTCCCGCAACCGTTCCCGCGCCGCTGACTGCACCTGCACACCACGAGCCGTCATATAGCGCACCACGCCCGGTGACGCACCCAGGCGTTCAATGTTCTGGACGTGGATCTGTCTCGTGATCGTGACCGGCATTATGAGCCTTCAACACAGTTGCACCAGTTGTCTACGAACACGTTCATCGTCAACGCCGACCCCTGACACGCCCCCTGTGGGCCTACAGCGTCCTGACCAGTCACAGCCCACTCATAGAGCACACCATCCGCGTTCAGGCCGCGCAGGCAGCACACAACCGCGTTACGCACCCGCCACGCGTCCTCCGTCGCCCGCAACGCCGCCTCCGACAGGGCCTCACAGGTTGGAGCATTACCCTGGCCGTCCTGCACAGGTGCGCACCGAAGAATCGACGCCGTGAGTGTCTGCCCCCAGATGGGGAACCCGCACTTCGACTGCCTGTGCTGAGCACCCGACCGCAACGCAGCCGAACCCTCATTCGGGGAATTGCCGGTAGGGAACTGCCGCCCCAACGCCACCGTCAACTGACCGCACTCGCAGTCATCCCACGCAATCGCACCCCAAATCACACACGACCGGCCAGGCGCGCCACCCGTCGCGTTCTCCTCCAGCTCATCATGGATGCATTGCCGGATCGTCTCAGCAACCTCCCACAACCCAACCGGGTTCGCTGCAGTCATCAACATCAGGTGTTTGTCCTCACAGGTGCCTGCCCGTCGATATCGATAATCGTCGCCGGTTGCGACCTCGACGGGTTAACGGTGGCGATGAACAAATCACTCCAGCGCAGCCCGATGTTCTTCCCAAACGACGCATCCAGCAGATCGATGTTCACGCCCTGGCGACTGATCGACGTAGCCGCTGCCGGGATCTTGCAATCCAGGTTGAGGCAGCTTTTCATGATCTCCGTGGCGAGTTCGCCCACAGCGAGCGACCCACTAGATGGGACAACCTCACCGTAGGAAGCAGTCACCGACCACGTACCGACCTCGGTGGCGTTCTTCGAGAGATCGTTGCAGCGGGGCCAGGTGCCGCCGTCGACACGCACCAGCCTTGACCACTCATCCACCCGGTACGCCAGAGGGTCTAGCGCCATGCCGTCGATCAGCACCTCATCAACTTGCGCCACCGGATACGGAAGCACGACCTCTTCAACGCGTGTACACGAGCAACCTGTGCGGCAGCCACAGGCAATGTTGATCCACACGCCACCCACCAGAGCCGGGAACGGCCACGACGCGGACGGCGACATCGACCCCAACTGAGGAATCCACGGCCCAGCCGGTAAACAATCTCTCTTGCACGGACGCAGAGTCACGGCGCATAGGCCGTAGCGGCGTCCTGAGCGTCGCCACAGGATCTCCGTGGCCACCTGTAGCGCAAAGTCCTGAAGCTCCTCAGTCGCCCCCTCAGGCGGATGGAAGCACACCTCAGAGGGTGACCAATTCTGGCACGGCGATGTGTCCGGTGCGCTCATGGCACCAGACTAGTTGCAGACAGGCTGGAACACCGGCTGCAGTGGCCTACTAGCCGCGACAGGCTGCAGTGGGCGTGTAGACGCGAACGGCTGTATCGGTCTAGTCACACACGGCGCACTACTACCTGACGGCTCAAGGTTTAGCGTGATCGGGAACGATGTTTCCCCGGCCTTCGCAGACACTCCGGACGGTTCCATGTTGAGCACCATCGGGAAACTAGTCGCCCCGGTTCTGAGTGCATCACCGGACGGTTCAAGGCCAATCATCAGCGGGAACGACACTGACCCTGCCCTCGGCGCTACGCCAGACGGGGTCAGGTCAAGCTGAAACGGAAAAGTCGCCGCGCCGATCTTGTCAGACGCACCGAACGGCTCAATGTCCAGCACAATCGGAAACGCGGTCACACCAATGTTCGGGACGCTGCCGCTGATGACGGCGTTGATCTCAGCCTCAGACAGCGCATTGTCGAAGTTACGAACATCATCGATCACTACATCAGCTGTCACGCCACCCTGAGAACCCCAACCGGCGACGACGAACTCGGTGCTAGCGGCGATCGACCCAGGCAGGTTCGCCGCATCAACCGGTGCCCCATTCACATACAACACTGCGTCGGTGCCGTCGTAGGTGAGCGCCAAATGTGTCCACTCGTCCACCGGCGCAGAATCGCCGCCGTCGAGCGCGACCAGACCGCCGACGTTAATGTTGCCCTGCACGACGCCGCCAGGGCCGAAGTCGTTGCGACGCAGGAACAGTCCGCATCTCGTGGAACCCGCGTCGTGCCACACCAGCGCCGCCGAGTTGTTACCCAGAGCTGTCGGGAACACCCACGACATGACAGTGATCGCAGCAGTCGGCCCGGCCATCGCACGCGCTGCGCCATTCGTGCCCGGCTGGGCAGGATTCGACGCGAACCCGTCGCCCGTGTGCCCCTCGGTGGTGAACACGCCCGAAGCGACAGTCAGGTCACGGCTGTTGCCTGACGAGTCGGCAACAGTGGGTGACCCGATGCCGTCCTCGAACTCGTATTCGCTGTGCAGAGCCACCGTGTCACGGCCCTAAGGTTGCCGGGATCTCCGCGCTCTGAAGGTCATAGGTGCCGTCCGCCGAGAATGTCTGATCACCTGTGAGTGGACGTGCCCCGCGAAACGACCCGGCAGCCTGATCAGTCCACACCCCGACATGCGTGCACGCAGCAGATGCGGCCCCCGTGAAACTCAGCGTCGCCGTGATATCCGCGACCCCGCCGACAGCAGGGTCATACACAGGCTGTAGACGCTCCACGGAGACTTGAGATCCTGCTGTGTCGTCGTCGTGTAGGGCGAGCCATGCGCCCTCAAGGTTGACTGCCGCGCCGTCAGCGCCAGCGTTCAGGAATGCTGTATCGACCATAAGAGTCAGCGTAGCCCCCAGGTAGTACGACCTGAGGGCTACTGCCATGACGACACGGACGAGGCTCCTGAAGAGGACTAGACACCGCCTGGTCGGCAAGTCGACTCTAACAGCAACCAGGACAGCAGCTATTCGTCCCTGCCGAATGCCTGATCGCGGGCACGGCGTAACATCCTGATTAACTCATTGATCATGCGACGATCGAGAGTGCAGAACAAGCCTGTGGCCAGTTCTCTCGTACCCTCGTCCCATCTTTCGACCAGTTCTGCCAAGAGTAGCGGAGTATTCCCCTGCTTTGGTCGGGTCACAGTAGCGATCTGGATATGACCCACATCCCGGCCCCAGTTGACTTCCACAGCGAACGACGACTCGGGATCATTAATTAACTCTTTTGGCATCTCGCCAGCTCCCATCTCGGGTTACTTGTACAACACCGAACATAGCAGCGGCTAAGACAGAGCGGCTTTCAGGTCGGGGCAATGTTCGTGGTCGTCGCCGCACACGTCACAAAACAGACGGTCACCCTGATCGAGCACAAAGTGCCGTACCACGTCACGAGTCAACAGCGCCGAATACGACGCAAACTCAGACGACTGTGGGTTAGCTGGATAGACGCGGGTCACAGGGAACGTGCGGTTATGAGTCTTCGAGCCTGCAGCCATGACGGCCACCCCCTCCAAGGGTGATGCCTTCAGGGCGGAATGCCTAAAGGGCGGATCAGCTCGATAGATCAAGCATGATCCGCCCTCACGGAAACTGTCAAGCCGTTATGATCAAGCGGCTTCCAGTTCAAGGACTTCCGTAGCGCCACAAGACGCCTCCGGCGGCGGGGTAGTCGTGATGTTGTAACCGAAGTGCCGGTTCAAACCCCACACCCCGCCCTCCATCCACGGATCCCCCAGATCCCACAACGGCGAAGAACGGTGCGTCACATGCTGCCACCCGAACTCAAACACGTCGTTCTGCTGAGTGAACGCCTGCAACTGCGCCCCGCCAGCGTGGGGGAACGCCCAGTAAAAGTACTGCTGCTCACCCTCCGCAGAGCAGGCGATGTCGCCAGCGGCTCTCTGCCACACCTCGAAGCTGAACCGTGGCGTAACCTTGCCCTCCGCGATCTGAAGTCCGGTGCCGACGTCGCCGGTCACAATCAGATTCCCGCCAGTAACAATCACCAACAGGTCGGGGTCGAGGAGGCAGACCTGAATGACCTGCTGAAGCCAGTTGAAGATCGGGTCGTCCAGCTCGTTTACACAAGCTTCGCCGTCTGCGCGGCGCTGGAAGAACCGTTGCCCGTCCTCATAGTTCGGCGTCGACGCGACCGAGATGAAACCTCGGCTAGTGACCTGGGCTGAGCCCGACCCGATAATCGGGTTACCGCACTCATCGGTCCTCGTGGCGCGGATCACTTCAGCCTTCAGTGGCGACCCGCACAGTGTGTGCATAGACATGTCTTACTCCCTTACTCGATCGCGAGTTCGCCGAATGCGTCAAACGCTCCTGACACCACGCCACCCAGTGTGACAGGGATGGTGAACAGGCAGCACTCATAGCCGACCAGATACGTACGCTCCGCCAACGTCAGCACACTGTTCTGCGTACGATCCAGCGTCTCATCCAGCGGGAACGACCGAACCCCAGAGCGGTGATACCACACCTGACCAGTGCCATAGATGTTGACCTGGCCCTCAGTCTCAGTCCCGTCAGGTGCCGCACCGGGATAGCCGTCGCCGACCGCGTACAGATGACCGGCAGGCGACACATACCTTCCGTTGCGTAGTGTGGCGACCTCAAAAGCCACCAACGACGCCAACAGTCCAGTCGGAACGTGAATGACGCCCTGTGCTTTGTAGCACTCCGCTAGCGCACCTTCGACACGTCCGATCGCTTCCACCGGATCCACGAGATCGGTGGTGAGCACGTCGGCAGCCTGAGCCAGAATCACCGCGTCGTCGCCGGGGTAGATGTCCTCGGTCTGCTGCGTGTCGGACTGCAGGAACGGAAACACCACCTGATCACCAGACGCGGTACCCGTGGCGAATGCCTGCTCAACCTGAAACGACGACACCCTGTTCAGTGCCCGTTCGGTGAGATCCTGCAAACCGTCCTCACCGAACCCCACAGCCGGACAGTTGAACCGCGTGTACACAGTGAACGGTGCCGCACCCCTAAGGTGCACAGCCTCAAACTCTGGCTTCGGGACACCCGACGTCGGCGGCGAATCACTGTCTGCCGCGTCCGGGTCTAGACACTGGTCGTAGGTGCGAGATCCTTCGGGGCAGATTTCCTGCCACGTCGTGCCAAGTTCCCAATGAGATGTGCCCGGAAGCTCCGAAGCGACCGTGAGTAGCCCGTACGGGGAGGGAGCAGGTATCGGCGGCGTCATCTCCTGACGACGGTTAGCCATGGTCTACTCCCTCCCCTCCGGGTTTTGCGTCATCAAATGGGTGGCTCATTAGCCAGTGCAGTCGAGGGAAGCCTCGCCGGTCATGCCAGCGGTGCACAGATCCACAGTCACGACACGGGACTCGTGCCCAGGCTTGTGGATCAGGTAGCAATCTTCCATCCACGCCGCCGTGTGGTCATTGGTCTCGTTGAGCACCGAGTCACGCACCACACCGAGATCCAGCTGCAGACCGTTCGCACGAACGAACGTTCCAGGCGCGTAAATCAAATAATCAGCCGTGTCCGGCCACGTGGTAGCCGGGTCCGGGCCACCGATCTCCCCAGCAAGGTCGGTCTGCCAGTCCTGCACAAACTGCGCCCTGACGTTCTTGGAGTTGAGCCAGTTCGCGACCTGCGCATTCGAGATCGCAAGGAAGTTCTCAACCCCTGTCCGGTTCGCTAGATCGGCCTTGAACGGGCCGACGATCCACTGCGGTAGCACGACCTCAAGGATCGCGTCCGGATTCATTCGGAACTTGGTCCGGTAGTCGATCGCGCTGAGTTCGATGGACTGCAGCAGTGCCGACGCCGCGTTACCGATCAGGCCCGTGTGGTCGACCGGGATCGACGGCCCAATGTCGTCGGGTTCGGTCCCGCCGTCGATGAGGATCTGAATGATGTTGGCGTTCGTCAAATGGGCACGAGCCGCCATCAACAGTCGGAGGAAGTTCTGAATCGACTGCGGCCACGACCAGTCCTGCAGGTTCCCTGCAGTGACACATAGCCCGTCGCATGCGAGCCGCACGTCCAGGAAGTCGGGGCACGGCACATGCACACATGGCTTGATGATCGAGTCCGACGACAGGGCGTCGATGTCGTTCGTCTCGGTCCACGTCCACAAACCAGGCGAGTCGATCACATCGCCGAACGACGGGGATGTCGGCATCTGGATGCCGCCGCTCTCCGCCGTACCAACCGATGGCAGATCCAGCATCCCCGCCTCGGCCACGACGTTGAAAAAGTCGGTGCTGAACTCAGACGGTCGGCACCAACCACCAGAGGCGACCAGAGCCTCAACGTCGGTGGCAAGCCTCAGGATCTCGCTGATCTCCTCAGCGCTGGGCTGCCTGCCGATGGTGTATGTGTACTCCCGCTGCAGCGATGCGACAATCTTCCGGGACGCTGCACGGCCAGCCTTCTCGACGGACATCGACTTCGCGCGATTGTGAACAGCTCTCGCCAACTCGGCATAGCCGTTGATCCTGCCGCCCTGCGTGAAACCGTTGATCTCAGCCGACGCTATAATCACCGGCTCGGTGCGGGACACCGGCACCTTCGCATCCGGTGCGTGTCGGGCGATGTCGGCGAGCCGGATATGGCGGTTCAGGTCACGCCCACCCGCGCCCTCAGACATGACGACCTTGTCGGCCACCGTGTCGAGGAACTTCGACACCGACGCTACAAGCGCCTTGCCGTCCTCGGTTTCCAACGCGTCGGCCCCGTCCCCACTGTCGTTGTCGGTATCGGTGCCCGCGTCGTCTGTGTCGCCGTCTTCGCCTTCCGGGCCGGGGTCAACGACCCCATCCATGATGCTCGCTGCCTTCGACGACAGTTCGGCCTTGTCGTCGGCGCGCTGTGTAATCGTCGACTGCGCGGCGTCAAGCTGAGCCTTGAAGGTCTCCAGCTTCTCGACGTCCTCACCAGAGAGGTTCTTGCCGTCGCCGAACGTCTCCAGCATCGCCGCCTTCAACGACTCCGTAAGGTCGTTGAGGTCATCGTCAGACTGGTCCGCGAGGAACGAGGTCAGCTCCTCACCAGCCGGGAGGTCATTCAATTCCATTGCACTGCTCCTGTCCCAACACGGGTCGGTCGCTTTGCCGCCGATCGTACAGGATGGAAATGGAATCATCTCCGCTTACGTGCTCCCGGTGCGCGTTCATCCTCCACAAACCCCGCGCCCCAGTCGACATCACAAGCCGATCCACGTAAAGCCTTATACGCCCGTCGGTGTGAACCCACGTGGCCGACAAGTGAACGTTGCCCTGTGTCGTGGTCCACTAGAGACGGGAACGTGTACCAGGTCGGGACGTGTCGAATATCGCGGAAATACTTACCGATTCGCAGGTCATACGGTTGACCGTTCGATGCATCGCACACGGCAAGCATGTCGCCGATCTCGTTCGTGGCGACAGCGAACGCAACCCCCCACCCCAGCAACGGCAACCCTATGAACGCGGCTTGCTGGTTTTCGGCTCGTTTGATCAGCCGGTGTACGTCGGCGCGGCCTGACCGTGCGCCCATGTACAGCGACACTGGCCCCGGTCCCGGCGCGTTCTCCAACACCCACGGCAGCGATTCCAGCAGATCAACGCACGGGAGCGCGTCGTCTTGGATCACAAGGTGAAAGTCAGCAGATGTGTCGGCAGATTCCCACGCCCGCTTCCCGTTGAGCCACCGTTTCTCGGCGTTCAACGACGGCCGCCCGGTGTCCCACACCACAGGCACATGTGCATCAAGCGCCCCGAGTAGGCGTCCAACAGATGCTTTACGAGCTGGATGAGCCATTACCGCGACGGACACTTCCACGCTGCACCCCCGCCCGGATCACACGGCGCTGCCTGATCGGTGCCGCAATGTCGCGGACTTCCCCGCCTGCCCAGTCAACATCCAGCGCCGAATGATCGACGCCGAGGAACCTTGACGCGTAACGGCCACGCTGCCCCCTGCCTGCTACCAACGACGGCGAGTTGCGGTGATCCACCAGCGACGGCCAAGGATGCCACGTCAACACGCTCTGGGATTGCAGGAAACGGCCTATGCGGGTGTCGTAGTTCTTGATGTCCCGCCTGGGGTTGCCCCACGCTATCGCTGGCTCAATCAACTCAACAGGCATGACGATGCCCACACCGGACGCCATGCCCGCCTTGCGCAGCCACGTCACATTGCTGGGCCACGTGTGTGCCCGCTGCAGATACGGGGAGTGCTTCGACAGATACAGGCACAGCGGTGTCGGCTGACGCTGACCGCTCAGCGCGTCGAGCGCTTGTTCTAGACCGGCTACGAGGTCCCCGCACACGATCGCATCATCCTGCACCACAAGATGATGCGTCGCCTCAGTGGTATAGGCGAGCATCGACCGCGAACCGGTGTCCCACCTATCGCTCCATCGGTCCCACACCACCTGCGCGTCACGGTCAAGCGCTGCCTGTAGCGAGGGGATGAAGCGTTTGCGGGCAGGGTGGGCCATGATCGCTACAGATACGTGCGCGCTCATGCGTCATAACCGTACCGTCGCGCGGCAGCCCTCAACTGTGATCCCAGTGCACCTGTGGGAATGTCGTCCCACGTGAGTTGTTTGATGTCACGGGTTGACGCGTTCACTGACTCCGGAACTATCGCGAACGCCTTCCGAACGTTTCCGACATTCCATGTGCGGCCCGTCACGTCAAGCGCAAACATCACCTCGCCAGGCGTGAACGTTTCGAGCCGCCATGTGACGCTCGTGACCGGGTCTACTAAGGCGTTCCATTCCACCCAATACCGCATGACGGCCTGTAGTTCGTTGTCGCCCTCGTTCAGGATCTGTGGTGCGTGTTTGCGGGCGAACTTCACTGACGCTGGTTTCTTGCCTGAGAACTTGCGGTTCGCCACCAGCGACGACACCACCGACAGAGGATGCCGAACTAGGTGCACAACGAGCGTGTCCTCAGGAACGTCGCCTAGGAACGGTGCCGCTGCGTGACTGGACTCGATCGTCTCCGGCCTGAGTGGATACTGGGCGTGTTCGTTGTAGAACCGTTCGTGTGAGCACCAGTGCCCCGACGCAGTAAACAACGCTGACGTATATGCGGTGCCGGAACGCTGGCAACCCGTGATCAGAATTGGTCTCATTCGCACGATCATACCGCTTGACAGTCCCATCAGCGGACTATAGGTTGAGGTCACGAGGCCAGGGCAACCGCCCAGACCCAGACCCATAAAGGGGAGATCATGCCTACTCGGGACGAACTCGGCCGCTTCAACGCCGCCTACCGCGCATGGAAGATCGCGCACCAGCGGTGGCAGGAAGATGACAGCGCCGAATCGTACGAAAACGAGAACCAAGCGTGGGATGCCTACCTCGACGCACACAGGTCATACGTAGGGGCTTGAGCTGTGCGTTGAGCACGGATGCTTACGCAAATCACCCGACAACATCCGGTGCCAGCAGCACCGGATCTGAGGAGACAAATCATGCAAGACAACGCAACGATCAATATGAGTGACGCAGAGCTACGGTGCGTCCGCGAATACCTCGGCCTCACACAAGAGTGGCTAGCCGACCACTTGGATGTGGTGCCGCGCACCATACGGCGCTGGGAAATGGGGCAGCGGTCCATTCCCGAAGCTGTCGCTTTGGAGATGGACCGGCTCGCCGCTGAAACTAGCCGCTACGTGCAGCAGATGACCCAGGTGTTTGAGCAGCACACACCCGGACGTTCTTACATAGCGTTCCGGTCCGACGGCGACGTCGAATACATCATGTCGCCGCTTGCGTACACCGAGGCACCTTTGCCTGCCGGATGGTACCGGCGTACCGCTGCCCGCGTGTGGGAAGCCACTAACTGCCCGATCGAATACGGAGACGCATCGTGAGGCGCGTCGAGCCGCACGTGTGGTGCGGCCTAGCCTCTCTCGCCGCTGTAGCCGTGATCGTCGCCATATGCATCGCCGCCGCCAGTCTTGCTGGCCCACTACTGCCCTAGGAGAAACCCGTGAAAACCATCGCCGAAACCACCTGGCTCGTCGGTAACAACCGCTACCCGGCACGCGACTTCCCCACGCTGACCGAGGCGTTCCACGCCGTCATCGACGACATCGAGTCTGAGGCTATCGACCTTGAAGACCTAGCCACTTACGCCCTTACGCTGACTAGCCGCGAAGCCGACACGAGGGCGGCCGCCGCACTACGCCGCTTGATTGCTCTGGCTGAGCACAACAACGACAATCAAGACCAGATTATGGGCGTCCCGTATTACACGTACACGTTTGAGGGGCCAGCCGGGACGTACAAGTTTTGGGTCAAACCCGACTCCCACAACGCTTGACCGGTCCAGGCACCGAGGGCTGAGATCCCGTGCCCCCTAGCTGACAGACTTTCAGAGAATAGGAGAGAGCAATGGCTAGATTCACGTTGGAATTTGACCTTGAAGCCATCACGCCTGTCAGAGCTAGCGGCGGCGACTACGAGCGGGATTCTGAGATCGCCCGCATCCTGCTTGAGATTCCGTCGAAGCTCAATGAGGGCATGACCGAATCGGCAGTAAGTGACAAGAGCGGCCACACGATCGGTCGCTGGCAGATCACCGACTAGGAAGGAACCACGCCATGACACACAACACATCACCCCACACATTCGACATGGATGACGGTTTCTGCCACACCCATAGGCGGTATTGCAACATGGCTGAGGACGCTCCCAATGAGTGGCATTGCACGCGAGACGGCGTCACGACACCATGCCGCGACTGTGACGGCTGCAGGTACGATCGCGCTAAGCAGCGAGCGGATTCGACTGGCTGATCTGCTAAGTGAGAGTGACGGCCCCGAGGCTTTAATGGCTTCGGGGCCGTCACAGTATCTTGGAGAGATACGAGACACCGGGTATCGAGCTGTGTGGATTGGGTCGACAACCATGGGGTCTGTGGCACACGTTACCTGTTCGATACCTCAACGTCGACCGTGACCCGCGAACCGTCAACCAGATCCAGGGCATCCCGCAGTTTGGCGGGTGCCCAAATCTCGATCGTGTTGACGTGTGACGTGTGGGGGATCATCGCATGCACGGGCATGTCACCGATCCACGCCCGCCAAATCTTGTAAACCGCTTTACGCCGTCCTTGTGGACGTGCCCATGTCGCCCACGGCTCCCCCAGAATGCTGGCAGGTGGTTTGCCGATGTTCAGGTTGAGCGATCCGGGGAACGGGGCATACCCGAGCGTGTGCGTCAACGCACTATCGGCGTGACGTCTCAAGTTGCGGCTATTACTACCAGCACCGCCGAACACTCGCCCTGTGACTGTACGGACTGTGCCGGGGAGGGCATACATGGGACGCAGGAACGTTTCCCTACCGTCACGTGAGGTGCGCTCAAACTCGCCCAACAGCCGTGCCCCCGGCCGTTTGGCTACCGCGTCGTGCAACGCGCCGAGCTGGTGTCGTGCTGCTGCGGATCGCATCCACCGCTCAGACGGGTGAGGAACCTCGATGATCGCGGTGTCGCGGCAGGCGACGAGTTCTTTCAGGGCGGCTTTCCAGTGCTCAAAATGGTGCAGCACCGACAACGCCAGCACCACATCGTGCCGGGGAAGCCTGGCGAGCTGCACTGGCCCTAGACGTTTCGGTATCACAGTGACGTGTGGACGTTTACTGACGTCAGCAAGACGCGGGTTCGGATCAACAGCAGTGACGGAGGCATCCAGTTCGTCGGCGATGCGTGCCGTGAAATAGCCCTCCGCCGCACCCACATCAAGCACGTGCAGCCCGTCGAATGCGTTCCGGGAGGCTTCCTCCAAGGAAGGCAGGAACGCGTCGTAGCGGTCCACACAAGGCCGCTCAGCCGTACCCGTCGTCCTGCCGTCTACCCACTGTGGCTGATACCGGTTCATCGCGTGACAAGAAAACCGAGCGTCGCCGTCTCACCGTTCGACGTGTGCCCGGCCCACAACTCGCGACCAGCCGGGAGAGTGAAGCTGAACCGGTCAGTGTTGTCAGCCGGGTTAACTTGCGTCCACTCCCCTGGTGTCCCACTCGTTACTGTGGCAACGTCGAACTCGGCGAACGCGAATAGCGTCGCGTGGGTCATGAAGGTGAACACCACCGTGCGCTCAAAGTCGTCTGCGTCGACAATGAGGTCTGAGTCATCGAACGGGATGACGACTTTGCGGGCGAAGAATGTATCTGTCATATCGAATCTCCCATTTTCGTGTAGTCCCAACGCACGACCCGCGTTGACTGGTTCCATCGTGGCTGATATCTCACGCGTGTTCCCATTTCACCATCAGAGTTGATCCCTTGCTGTGCCTGTATTCGCCTGTGACGCGGTACCCCCACTTACTGAGGATCGCCTCATGCGCATCATGCTCTGGCTGGCCCCATGCCTCGATGTACAGCACTGGACGCTGTGTTCGGATCGTGTGTTCCGCACCGCGCAGAGCTGCCGGTTCCATGCCCTCAATATCAAGCTTGATCAGTACAACGCCGTCGAACTCGAACGAGTCAAGCGGCTGCAGCTCAAGAGCACCCTTGCCAGAGGCTAGACGGCCCTTACCGACATGTTCACCGACCCCTTGGGCGTCGCTCAGCCCGCACGGGTGGACCTTGACGAAATCGTGCATATCGTTGCGTTCGACATTCGACAACAGATGCCCTGGCCACACGGGCTCGAACGCCTCAACCAGCAGCCCACAGATGCGGGCGAACCACATCGAGTGATTCCCTAGGTTCGCGCCGCCGTCTATCGCGCGCCCCTTGAAACCTGCCTTGTACACAGACTCCAGCAGGGATTTCTCGTACGGGATACCGGCCTCCATGCACTTGCGGATCTTGCCCGGCCACGTCCACAAGTCGTAGCTACGGCCGTGCGCCTCAAGCGTCAATATCTTGCCGTCGGTCACTTCACACCACCGTGTCTGTTATCGCGGGTGTTGGCCCAACGATGATGGGCGAACGACTTCGACAAGTCCGGTTTACGCCCGGCGTCGCGGTCGCGGTTCGACTGCGGGTAGAACACCTCCGCGTTGAACACCGTCACCGGTTCACCAGCGGCACGCATCGAGTTCGCATAACGCCGATATACGCGGTCCACATGGTAGGGGCCGATCTGCTGAGCCAACGACCTACCGGCATACCGCCTAGCCGCATCTGGTAGCTCATCAATGCAATGCCGCAAGAAACGATGCCCCGGTGCTGCAGCCATGACAGCCTGTGTCAATACCCGCTTGTTGCCTGCCCTGTTCGGCGAAAACGCAATAAACGCACTATTGCCATCAAGCAACGGATCGAACGGCTTCAGCGGCTCCACATCACAATCAACGTAGACGCCGCCGAACAGCCACAGCAGCTCCAACCTGAGCAGGTCGGCCTCGAACCGCTTCCAGTCCTTCGGCGCGAACTCCTGCGCCCGATCGAACGTGCGCTGGTTCTGAAGCTTCGGCAACCCTTCCCGGTCACGCCACGTGATGACTTCCCAGTCGGGATGCAGGTGCGCCCACTTGTCGCCGTACTGCTCGAACTCACCCGGCATCACATCATCGGTGCCGTCACGTTCATTCAGCCAAATCCGGTGAATCGTCTTCGGGATCCATTCGAGCTTGCTCACACCGAGACCGGTTCAGAACTCGACTGGGTCTTGACCGTCTTCGTCTCGATCTTCCGGCGCTGCTTGATCCGCGTCTTCGTTGCCGTCGCCCGGCCCTGCGCCTGCTTCTGCAACTGCGCCCCCGACACGAACGTCTCCGTCTTCTTCCCGCACCCGCACATCCTGATTCTCCTGTTCGCTCTTACGACGCCTGGTCTGCCGCTGCCGTGGCTCAACTTTAGCCGCCTCCTCCGCGGCTCGTTTCTCCCGTGCCTCACGGATCAACGCGTTAGCGTGCTGCCGCGCCAGATCAGCACCAGTCAACGGATACGTCACGACATGACCCCTTCCATCGCCCTAGCTGCCCTGCTCGTCTCGTCTAGACCGGCACCCGACATGATTGTCTTCGCATACACCGAGAACGCACGCGTAGCGGCTGCAGACGTCTCGCTCTCGCGCTCAAACGGGCAGTCCGGCCAATCATCGATCTGGCCCTGAATCTGGTCATACAGGGAGCAGATCCGCGCCTTGATGCGGTCCTTGTCCTCAGCTGGAATGTCCGTCGCGTCCACACCCCTACCGCCAGCAGCAGCGGCAACGCCCGCTGGCACAATCTGCAGACGGCCCTCAACCACATCCGCGAACCCCAGGCTGTACGCCTCACGTGTGGTCGGGTCAGCGTCATTGTCCCGCCACAGGAACGCACGAGACACACACTCCGCGTCGACAGTGTCGCCGTCCGTGCACAACTCGAACACCCTGGTTTGTGCGGCCTGCCCGTCCCATTCGGTGTCACGAGGCGCGACCGGCAAATCGACCTCACCGATCACCGACGCCGTTAGCGGGTTCGACCAGGACATTTTGATGGGCACAGCCGACGCCACCAACGCGCCCGCTTCGATACGCATCGACGGAGCCGTAAGAGCCGGAACCGGCACCACGAGAGCGGCCGTGAACTCCCGCCACCCCACCTTCGCGCGGTGTGGACGCCAGTCGCCGGACAGTTGGCAGGCCATCATGCGCGCCACCTGGCTACCGGTGACACCTGGCATGAGCGCCCCGGCGATCCACACCCCGTAAGCGTTCTCACCAATCCGCGCTGATGCGATGACACTGCAGGCGTTGTCGTAGTGGTCGATCGACTGTTTCGCGCCGACCCAAGCCATCGTTGACGCGTGGCCACAGTCCATCGTCACGACCCCTGTGGCGATACGTTCACCAGTGTTGAGGATCGTGGGCCGGTTCATCCACGACCTGTAGTCCACATTCCCCAGCGGCACCTGAACGTCGCGGTCGGCGATCGCCCTGTGCGCCACGCCTTTAGGTGCGACATAGCCGTACACCCTTCCGGCGTCGGTGACCTGGATCAGGCCGATTTCAGGTGCCTCAGAGGGTTCTTGGAACCAGGCCAGCGGCGGGCGGTCGGGGATCTCCACCACATGCGTCGCGCCAGAAGCGGCCAACGGTTGTACGTCGGCTGTGGCTTCGATGAATGCAGCGGTGTTCACCAACGTTAGGGAGCGGATACGGGCCGTGGGGAAGATCGCCAAATCCGGCGACGCGCAGTCTGCCGAGAACATCGTCTCGAACATTTGCTCTTCAGACATGTCATCGGTCAGCTCGCACTGTTCCGGCCACACCAGCTGGACGTCTTTGCTGAACGGGTCATCCGGGTCGTCGGCAACGATGCTCACTCCACCGATGAAGCCCTCGCTGTAGCGACGCCAGGCTTCCGCGCCATCTGCTGAGCCGAGATCAATTTTTGCCTCAAATCGGATCTCATTGCCGACACGTTCAAAGCTGGTCACACGCCCCACCGGGACCACAACATCGTGGGTGCCTCCGTGGGTGGTTTCTTTCTGCCACTCAAACGGAATGATCACCTGAGCGGGGTCGGGCCACGACACCGAATCAAACTGCCTGCCGTCGCCTGTCGGTTCGCCCTCAACGATCGCGACACCCTGCATGATGCCGTCCGTGTCATCCGCCATGATGTCCTCCTGGTCTGCTGCTGCCGTCAGCGTATCGCCCCCGTCACCACTCAGGGGGAAGTCGCGTACCTCGCCGCCGACGTCGAGGCGGAGACGGTCGAACGTCACGTCCCCCACCCTGTCAGCGATGACATCGAGCAGGGACGTATCAGAGGAGTATGCGAGGGTCATGTGAGCGACCCACGGCTGATGCTGCGCAGGTGGTTGCCATTCCGCACCCTCGTCATCGTGTGAGCGTCGTGCGGCGATAGCGGCTTCGACTTGTATGTCCGTCAAGCCGTCTCCCCCGATACCAAGCACCCAAGCCGGTTCGTCCCCGGAAGGGTTGAACCAGTCAACAGCGAACGCGTTCAACGTCAACGGTGGGTGATCTGTTGCTCTCTCCGTTAAATCCTCCGCGATCTGGTCCATGACTTCGGAGGGAACCTCCTCGGCATCCCCCAGAAAGTACAGCGTCAGGTGGAGCTCCTCCGCTGGCTCCATCCCGTCAATGGCTAGCCGTTGGGCGTCTTCCTCTGTCGGGACGAGGGCAATCATGGCCCCGTTGTGGATGTGCGGGTTCGCTGCCGCTGTCACTGGCTCGTCGCCCCCATCTATGACAGTGCCGCTATACGCGTCCACGAGCTGATCCCGGTAACCCTTAGGGATATGATCATTCGCTGCAGCCACTAGCGCACTATCGTCTTCCAGTAGGCTCATCAGCTCGTCCTCGTCAAACTCGAACGTCATAGTGCAACGACAATTAATTATGAGATCTGGTGGGCCATTCGGGTCACCAGGGTGCATCAAGGCCGATCCGCCGACGTCGAACGGCTCGTTGATCGGCACCTGCTGGCCGTCCGCCTCAACATGCGATTCACGAGTCCGATCGTCAAGCGTAGAGTTGTGAACGACCAGCCCATTGGCTAAAAACCACTCCACAGGCGTCGAAAGGTCATACACGTGCCCGGCAAACGCAGCATCCAACTCGACATCAACAACCTCATCAGCCGCTACAAGGCCGGGGAGAGTATCGCGGAGATCGCCGCCACCGTTCCTGCGTCCGCCATTACCGTGAATCGCAGGCTCAGAGATGCGGGCGTGCGGCTGCGAACGCCCGCCGAGGCAACACGTGTGTCGTTTGAACGCGACCCCTCCCGAGTTGAGCAAGCCCGCGCCGCCCAACGACTCGGGAGCGCTGCCCGTCGCCGTGACGATGTCGACACTGATACCGCACTGGCCGAGTACCTCTGCGGCGACAGCATCAGGACCGTCGCCGAAAGGCATTCCATTTCGACCGATTGGGTGCGTCAGCTCCTCATCTCCAAAGGCGCAATTAGAGACCAGAGCGCCGCCGGACTGATCCGAGCTGCCCACGAGACCGAAGACGTCCGATCCCGACGAATGGAGGGAGCGCGCCGAGCCCAACTCGGTAAGCCATTGCCGATCGCGGTCAGACGGAAGCGAGCTGAAACCAAGTTCCGCAACCAATCCCAGACGGTCGGCGTGGGTGAGGAACAAGTCACGCACCTGCTCGCTGACGCTGGATTCGAGGTACGCCGCCAAGTACCGGTCGACCGGTATAACCTCGATCTGGCCATTGACTCCGTCGCCGTCGAGATCCACAGGCCGAGGCACGGCCCACACCTTGACCGGGGAGGCTTGCATCGACGAGTCGACACGCTCACCGACCTTGGTTGGTGCGTCCTCTATGCCTGGTGCCCTAGCGGCATCAAGTCCGATGACGCTCGCCAACTCATCGCCCTTGTGAACCATCTTGGCGGGCAACCAGCCACGCCCGGTCAGTACACGGTGCTCAGGTGTAATGGTGATCGTCCGGCCCGACGCAACGTGGATCGTTACCATGGGGCCTACATAGTGACGACGGGCAGCCAGGCTCGCCCCTAGTGCGCTGACTACCGTGTCACCTGCAACGCATTGCCACCGCTTAGTTGCCGCGACCTCTAACTGGTCGACCACATCCAGCGACGCCGCGTTACGGACTGAGATGGTTTCCGTGCGTGCGATCCGTGTCGCCCTAGTTTCGCCCAGACTGTCAACCGTGCTCGTGATGCGGTCAACCATCGCCGGAATGCCTTCCCCGGCCTGTAACGCGAGTGTGAGTTCGTCGCGTGCGGCGAGCCATACTTCCTCACCGACGCCGACTAGACGGTTACGTGCGGTCGACAGTAGGCCCTCAGAGATGGCCTGACCTGACAGGCTGGCACGTATCTGCTGCA